TGTAATAAAGGAAGTTCAGCTCCTTCATTATAAATATCATGTATCGATTTATTAATTAGATCTTTAACAGCCGTTTGAATACCCCGACTGCTTGAAAAATTAGATGAAGTCATTTCAACTTCATTTAATTCTCTTAAAACTCGATTTGATAATATTAAATATGTTGTAGCCATTTTAGTCGTCTATTTCCCCATAATATGCCTCATAATATTCTTGAGGAGTCTTATAAGGTCCATCTTTTCCTCCATCAGCTAACCATTCAGCTAATATTCTTGGATTTATTCTAGGTTCTTTTGCAACTTTAATATTCTTATCTTTATCCTTTTTTTTGTATTTAGGATGTTCATTAGCATAAATTTTTTTAATAGCCATTATTTAATTTCCTTGTTATCGTATTCAAATTGTTCAAAGCGAATGAGTAGTCTTTTAATTCTAGACTCTGCATCATCTAATTGTTTTTTTAAATCCTTAATCTGCTCTTTGAGGGCAGTATTATCAGATTTGTACTCTTGAATTATTTCAAGAAGCTGATTTCTTTTCTGATAACTCATTGAGTAACTTTACAATGTGATCTAATTTATCACTTTGTGAAGCAACTTTGTTCTCTAAATTTTGTAACCTTATTTCATTATGAGAAGGTACAATTCTTTGACCCGTACTTGCACTAGTCTTTTGAGTTAAATTGTATGTAGCCATATTATCTCCTATATTAAATAAGGGTTTTATTAAGGGGGATATAAATACCCCCCTTAAAATTAAACAGTATTATTATACTGCTGTATCGTGTTGTGTACTCGTGTTTCTATCAGTTTCATCAATACCTGAAATATCGCACAGTACAGCCCAAACACGGATTTTACCCGCACTTGAAGCTCCGCCAGCCATTAAAGCGTCTATAGTGTCTGCTGTTTTGATTGTAAGCATCGGTGCTGCATCTGCAACATCTCTAGGTGCATAAGCTGCACCTGTTGCATCATAAGCATCAACGAAAGCATCAGGATCAGAAAATCCTGCTGAACTTCCAGTTACGCCAATATCAATAACTACAGAACTAGAACATGCTGTTAACACTTCTACGCCTGCTGCCATAATTAATGTTTCTGCAGGAACATCGATGCATTGAAGTACATCATTTTGTGCTGAACCTGAATCTCCATTAACTGCTGATACGTCAATTGTATTTTCTACCATGTAAGGTGTTCTACCATTAGACGGATGTCCAGTAGTTCCACCTACACCTGTTACGTTATATGTAGCCATAGTCTATCTATTATCCTCCTAATTAACCTATTGTTATAACACCAGAGTAAGTTGCATCTGTTCTTAGAACTTTTCTTCCAAAAACATGCAGACCTCTCACGATGTCTGAAAATGAATCAGGGTCTCTGATAAGTTCTGTTTTCGCAATATGGTTTGCAGTCGCAACTCCTGACTGGTGTCCATAAAGCAATGCATACTCATTAGATCCACTTGATCCGAACGTTTTAGATGCTGCTGCTCCACTTGAAACTGCTATCGCATTAGTTGAGTAAAGTCTAAACCCAAATAAAGGTCTATCGATTACTAAACCGTTTCTCATAGAAGATGCAGAACCATCATTCATTACTGATTGGTCCATAATTTTCGCACCTGCTTTTCTCAATTGCTTGTAGAAAGCTGGTGGAGCTACGAACCATCTGTTTTCCTCTGGTACATCATTACCATCAAGAACTGTCTTAGCAGCTGATATAACATCTGCTAATGTATCTGTCGCAGCATCCCCATCAATTGGCGAACCATCTGTTCCAGTGTTCCCTGCTGATGTTGAAGCATTGTCATAAATGTATTTTAATACATTGTAGTCATAGTTTCTTTTTAGTGAATAAGCACCTGAAGAAGTTGCAAGAGCTTCCCAGTTTACATGTGATTGTCTTTCTTCGATGTCATCTACTTTAAACGCAAAGTAAGAACCTTGATCGACAGTAAGTTGTAACTTATCATCTGCCAAAGTTTGTGTGTTTACAGTTTGACCTCGAGCGTAGTCGCTCACAGTAATGGAAGGCTCTTTCACGATATTTACCGTGTCGCCAAAATTTTCGATTTCTCCAGCGTAATCAGTGTTAGTAATATCTTCAACAACTGATGCACGTCTGAAAAACTTCTGAACCTTTTGACTATAGACTGCTGGTACCCAATTACCCGAAGGTAAATTTTGATAGCCTGCAGCTAGTCCCATTGTAGCCATGTGTTAGCCTCCAATTATATTATTATTGTTAAGGTTGGATTCTACCTTCTCTTACAGCTTTATCGATTTCTTCTTCGTACTTCTCATACTCATTAACTGTCATCTTAGAAATTGCAGCATTAGACCAAATCTTCTTAGGTTTAGCACCTTCAGTTGATTCAGCCTTTCTAGTTTTAGATACCGCTTTAGCAGCTTCCTTTTTAATATCCTTTTCTTGCTTATTAGAGTACTTTCCAATTCCTTTATCCATTTTGTACAAGTCGATTGCTCTTCCTGCAAGATTGGCATTACTTGTATTTTCATACAACCAATCCTGAATAACGGGATCTTGTTTAGTAGCCCATTCGTGAAAATCATCTTTTGCACGAAGTTCAGCAAAATCGGGATGTAGTTTAAGAAGATCTACTTCCGCTTTCTCTTTTGCTATCTGCTCTTGTTGAACTTGGAGATTTTGGTATTTATCCTCTATCTCTTTTGCTCTTCTATCCGCTTTGTTTATAGCAATGGTTTCAACCATTTCATAGACATCGGGATATTCTTTTTTCCAAGCTTCAAGTTCATCCTTTGATTTAGGAGGAACTATTGCTTTGCTCGATTGTTCCAGTTGAGTTCTTAAAGTTCGAACTTCATCTTTATGCTTTCCGAGTGTAGAATCGTAGTGTCTTTTCAAATCGTCATAACGTTTCTTAAAGACACGGTCTTCGGCATTTTCAGGGCGTTCAGTTGAAGGAGTTGCCTTACCATCTAAGCTTGCAATTTCTTCTGATGCTTCGGTGTCCTTTTGAACGGTTGCTGTCTTTGCTTTCTCTTTTTGTTCTCGATTAAATTTTGCTAAATTTCCTCTGGCAAAGGCTTCAGTTTCAGCATCGTCTGTTTCTTCACGAGTCTTACTATAAAGTTTTGCTTTTGGTTTTTTAACTAATTTAGTCTCAGTTTCTTGCGAAACTTCTTTTTCTTCGTTTTCCATTATTTTTTCCTCTTTAGGTTGAGTGCCTTATGGATAAGGGTAGCTCACTTCCATAATTTGTGGGTTGATTATACTATTTGTTCAGTATTTTCAAGTGGCACATTATTTGCACTAATAGTGCTAGATCCAAGCCCATTGGATTTGGATCCTTCACTGCTAGTTACTTCGGTTGTTGGCAAATTTCTTAATTCTAAATTAAGTATTGCATCAAAAAATTTTTGTACAGCAACTTCAGGATTATCTGTTCCCATATTTGCCATAACATATCTAATTGGGATAGTGACAACAGGTTCTCGTGTCTGTACACTTTTATCAATAGTATCTGATAATTCAGGTAATACTTTTTTTGTTAAGCCTTTCCCATCTTCAGTCATTAATTTAGATAAAAGTTGTTCTTTACTTTCACTATCTAAACTTTGAAATCTATTTGTTAATAAAGTTTTTAAATCAGTTGTAGGTTCTTTAATTTTAACTTGTGGATTTATTATAGGTTTACCCGATCCAGCTGTTATAGTTCCACTAGAATTTATTGGAGTAGCTAATCCTTTCATATCAGGTGGACGAATAGCATTTGGATTTTTATTCATTAATCCTGTTATATAAAAATGTCCATGCATTTTTTAAATTTCTTTTTCTTCCTGTAGCAAAAGCTAAATAATTTTTAAATTCTTGATAATGATTTTTTACGGTACCTTGATCAATAGCTTTTTGACCATAATATCTATATCCTTTACGAATAGCTTCTCCCCACCATGTTCGATGAAGATTTTTTACACACCAACGAATAGCTTGTCGTTTAGTTGATAAATCAAATACTCCAGCATTAACAGCATGAGTTGCAACTACACAGCCTCCTCCATTACTACCACCATTTCCACCACCTTCAGGATCTTGTCTACCTACTCCAACTTGAGAAACTTCTCCAGAATAACTAGCTCGAGTACCACCACCACCTTCTTCTGCATCTCCTCCAGTAGGTCCTTCATAAGGTTTATCTTTTGTAATAATAGTTCCACCTTGTCCTCGTCTAGCACCAATATCAGTTGCTGATTTACCTCCAATTGTAACATCTTTTAATGGAGTCTGACCACCAGGTTTAGCACCTGTATCTCTATCCCCACTTCCTAAAGATTCTTCTACCGTTGGATCTTTTTTTCCATGTAATTTTAAATTTGATGCTTCTCGTCTTTTAATTTCTAATTCTAAAGATTGATCTTTCCATTTTTCACTTATAACACTACCTGTTCCAAGAATAAGACCTGTTTTATAATGATGTAAGAAAGGTTTTTTTTCTTTATCTCTTTCAGCATACAATTGATGAATATCCATTCCTGTTAAATTAAAAGTTTGAGCACCTAATGTAGGTTTTCCAAAAACTTCTTCATATGGACTTAATTCCTTAGTTGGTCTTATTTTATTTTTAGTATCAATATCTTCGCTATCTCCACTACCATTTTGTAACCACCAGGGAATATAATCATCATAAGCACCTTTATAGGGATCTTCTGTAACTTCATTAGTAACAGTATCCGCTGTAAAAATAGATCGTTTAGGAGCTAAATCTACATTC